ACACTATAGGACGCCGCACGACCCGTGTACCTCCTAAATGGGGGGGATGGGGGTCGAGGTTGTCTGGCTACCGTTGCAATTAGGCATAGTAACCCCCGAGGTCGTTTGAGTAACTAGACTACACGGACCTTGCACCAGAATAAAAAGGTCATGTTTCAGGAGATGCCTCTCACGGATCGTATGCCTTTAGGTAATAGGTCACGTACTACTCTCTATAAAAAAAACATCTTGTCCTGCGTTTTCAACAGACCTCGTGTTTTTTTGGAGCTGTTAACCTTTCACTCATGAATCAAGCCCTCAAGGGGTCTTGACCCTAACGGGTGAGTATAAGGGCTAAAGAGAATGGCCCCTGAACCGGAGCCATACAGTCTCCGAACTGTAGTCGGCGAACAAAGATGTGTTCGATCCCTCTTTATGAAAACAGACCGTTGCATGGGTGACGCGCCTAGGGCGCTAAGAAACCCCCATGCGATACTACGTTCCGTTATGGCGTCTGAGAGGGGCACCAGCTTACACCAAAAATGAATGATTGTATTCCACTCCCGCCAGCCCAGCAACTTTGCCCCTCAAGAGGTCAAAGTCTCGTGCGCTAGGTGTACTA